TCCTTTTATGCCTAATGGTCCACAACCAGTAGCATCAGCAGAGCCGATTGAAAAAAAGCCGATAGAAGAAGAACCTATTAAAGAAGCAGGTGGGTATAATTGCCAGTGTGTTAAATGTGGACATACAATGGTATCGGATAAGCACTGTATGGAAATCAAGTGTGAGAAATGCGGTGGAGATATGAGAAGGCAAGACAGACCAGCATCAGGTAGGGGTGTGCCTACTGAAGAAAAGTTTAGTAAGGCAACGAAGCGTATAGACTTTAAGAAGATTGAAAGAGAAACAAATGAGATGGAGATGGAGTCAGCGATAGATGTGGGTAAGATTGCAACTAAGATGAAAGATAGTTTAATTATGGATATAATCGGGGATAAGATAGTTGAAAATAAAGACTTTAAGGCAGTAAATAATATGCAGTTGAAGTATGTCAGAGAAATGAGGATCTTGTTTAAGGGTATGCTAAGGAAATCATTTAAGCAAGGGCAGAAGAACGTAAAAGACGAATTCAAAGGCGAGAAATTTGCTAATAAATCGGGATCAATAAGCAAGTTGCCGCCAAAAGAGGCGTTGAAATATTTGGAAAGCAAGGCATTTGAGGTAACCGATAAGGAAAAAACCAGAATACTCGGAGATGCTAAACAGATGTTGCTTGATGGTATGAAAACAGGTGCGACACAGGACGACATTATTTATAATCTTGAAGAATATTTTGAACAGTACGATGCTGGTGCTTGGCAAAGGAAATCAAACGGCGAAATAGCAAGGGTTGAAGATATAGGTGGGAGAGTTCAGACCATAGTGAGAACAAACGTATTTGACGCTTATAATCAAGGAAGAATGACTGAATATAACAGCGATGACCTTAAAGACTTTATTGTAGCATATGAATACAATGCGACAATGGACGATGCAACATCGGATTTGTGTCGTTCGCTTAATGGTAAGGTCTATAAGAAGGACAATCCTATTATCGCGAATATAACACCGCCCTTGCACTTTAATTGTAGGTCTATGTTAGTTCCTATAACACAAGTTGACGATTGGAATGGGAAACAAGATAAAGTACCGAGCAAGGACGACTTGAAAAGGGGGTTTGGGAAATGAACGATTTTTGGGCTTATGCAATCATCTACACAGAGGTAGCAAAATCGTATTGGCTGACTTATGTATTGGCAGTTGTGATTATAGGTGCATTAGTTTACCTATATATTAAGAGGGGGAAGTAAAAATGGAGTTCAAGGCTAAGATGTACGAAGTCAACAAAGATATATTCAGCGTTGGGACTTGGAATGGAACTGCATATACCGAAAAAGACTTAGAAAGCTTAGAAAAGAATTTCAATGAGAGGACAGATATTAAGGTCCCATTAAAGATAGACCTATTTAAGAACGTCAAGACAGAAGAAGATAGGCACGGTGGAATGCCTGCTGTCGGGTGGGTAACGGAAGTAAAAAAGGTCGGGAAAAAGCTATTCGCAAGAATTACAGACATACCATTAAGGGTAAAAGAGCTGATTGAGAATAAGGCTTATAGACAGGTCAGCATAGAGATGCGAAGAATTGTAATTCAGAAAGACGTAATGAATATACTGACGGGAATAGCATTGTTAGGCGTAGAACAGCCGGGTGTTTCAAATCTCGACGAGTTCGGAAAGTTCTACGATTTCAAAGAACAAGAAGAATTACAAGATTTGGAAAAAGTATACTTTGCTTATGATGAGCAAACATTAAAAAAGGGGGAAGAAATGGAACTAGAAACTAAAGTAAAGGAATTGGAAGCAAAGAATGCAGAACTTGTTAAGCAGTTAGAGGAAAATAAAAAGCTCGTAATCGACTTAGAGGCAGATAAAGCCGCTAAAGAAAAAGAACTTAATGACCTCAAAGAAAAAGATGCAGGTTTTAAAGCAGAGGCAAGGACAGCCGAAATTAAGAAATTTATTGCTGACAAGATAGCAGAAGGTAAGCTTTTACCTAAGCACGAGGCGATGGTTTCAGAGATTATGCTTAATGTAGGAGAGGAAGTAAAAGTAAAGTTCAAAGAAGGAGATACCGAAGAAGATATTTCCATAGTTAAAATGTTTGAAAAGGTTATTGACTCAATGCCGAACCTTGTTAAATTTGAAGAAATGAGCCAAGCAGGTAAAAATCAGGACGATTTTACCGAGTTCAAATATGACGATAGCAAAGCAGGTACGGAATCAAGCCAGAAACTTGATTTTGCAACACAGAAGATTAAGACAGAGAAAAACTGTTCTTATGAAGTAGCTTTGAAAGAAGCAAGTAACAAATATCCTGATTTATCGGAAGTGAAATAAAAATAGGGGGAAACTAAAATGGCAGTAGCAAATATGGTAACACAGAGCTTCAAGACAGCAACGGATATGTCAGCAACGGATTTCGCAATAGTTATATTGTCTGATGATATGACAGTAGCGACTGCGACAACCACGACTGCGGCACTTATCGGGATCAGACAGACATCTCCTGATGGTTCAGACGGAGAAACGGAAGTAAGCGTAGCAATCGGTGGAGTTGCAAAACTCACACTTGGTGGAAATGCTACAATCGGTCAACAGCTTACTGCTGGTGCGGCTGGCGTTGGAATTGCAACCACAACCGACACGGATTTTGTTGTTGGAGTAGCACTTGAAGGCGGAGCAAGTGGAGATGTTATTTCTGTCTTAATATCACAGGGACAGGTAGCAGGTTAATTCTTAAAAATAAATAGAAGGGGGAAAATACAATGGGAGCAGGAACACAAGGAAGGGGAACGATACACGTAGATGTGCCATTAACAAATGTGGCTGTTGAATATAGAAATGATAGTTTTATATCAGATAAGGTTTTGCCAGTGGTGTCAGTGTCTAAGCAGAGTGATAAATACTTTGTGTTTGATAAGGGAAATATGAGATTGGATACGACAGCAAGAGCAGATAAGTCGCCCTCAAATCAGGTTGTTGCTTATACCGCATCAACTGATTCATTTTTCTGTAACAAACAAGCACTACACGATTTAGTAAGCGATGATGAAAGAGCTAACGCTGATTCAGTTATCAGTCCAGACATTCGTGTAACGAAAAGATTGCAAGATCGCTTATTGCTTCGTAGAGAATATGATGCGGCAACCTATCTTTTCAATGCTACGACTTTTGCTGGCTATACTGCAACAGCGGCGGCTTTGTCTGGTGGAACAGGATTTGCTTGGTCAGATTTGACCAATTCAGATCCACAGGCAGACGTTTTGGTTATGAAGTCAACCATTAAAAAGGTATCAGGTTTTATGCCTAACACTCTGACTTTAGGAGTAGAAGTATTTAATAAACTGCTCACACACCCTGATGTAAAAGATGCATTCAAATATACGTCTGGTGGAGTTATTGGAGTTGAACAGCTAAGACAGTATTTTCAGATTGAGAAACTACTTATTGGCGAAGCTTCTTACAACACTGCGGCAGAAGGTGCAACAGAATCAATGTCTTACCTATGGGGAAAATATGCTTTGCTTGCATACGTTCCTAATGCACCTGAAAAAGACACACCAGCACTTGGCTACAATTTCTCTTGGAAATTGCATAATGCCTTGACTGGAACGGTTAAGAAATGGAGAGAGGAATCTCTTGGATCAGATAAGATTGAAGTTGAAATGGCTTATGACTTCAAGATTACAGCGGCATCAGCAGGTTATCTTTTGAGTGCAGTAGTAGCTTAATACTGCATTTGGGGGAGCGTTTTATGGAGTTAGCTTGAATAACCATATTTTTTTACTAAGGGGATGCGAAACCAAAATGAAAAAATTAATTATTTGTTTAGCAGTATTGATAGGGTTAACTTCTATGGCTAATGCAGGGATGAGTAGAAAGAATTGGAAGTCTATTTTGCCAGGTGGAAAGTTGATTCAGATAAGTGACAATTTTGTTGCTTTGCCGACAGCTTCAACCACAGGAAGAATGACAACCACAGTTTCAACTACAACACTTATTTCTGCCGCTACTTCGTGGACGACCACGATAACAGAAGCATCTGAACCCAGAAATGTAACGGTGGACGTAACAACCACATCAGTTACAGCGATGGCAGGGACTTTCGTTATTGAGGGTACGAATCATAGAGGGAATTCAACAACCGAAACGCTTACCATTAATTCAACAAACACAGTAACAGGTGCGGTAGCGTGGAGAACGATTGATACAGCAACTCTGACAATGACGACAATAACATCGGCATCAGGGGATATGACTATTAATATAGGAACAGGGGATAAGATAGGGTTAGGAAATGAGTTGGCTTACGCAGATGATGTGGCATTCGTAGATGAGGACGGTACTCAAACTACGACATACACAGCCAATGCGACTTATGACACTATTGACTTTGCAACAGATGGGAATGGAACTCGGAACTATAAGGTATATTATTATACTCCAATGTGGTAGAAAAGTTTTGGTCTACGTCCTTGTGGGATTGGAAGCGTATAGCTGAAAGCCGCAGGGACGTAGGCTAACAAAAAAAAGGTGGTGTAACAATGAGAAAGATACTTGTAGCAATCGGGCTTTTGATAGGATTATGTTCTATTGCAAGTGCCGATATTTTTGTGAACACCTGCGTATATAAATCAAGCTACACAGCCACAAGCGAAACAGGCACGATATCAAATGCAACCTATTTGAAATCAGTTATTATCAGTTCGCCAACTGCTGGGGGAACAATACATTTGTTTGATACGTCAGGAAGCACAACTACTGGAAGGATCGGTATGATCGGCACTGATGCTATTCAGGAAGTTGATTATAGTATAAATGTAGCTAACGGTTTGACGTATAAAACAGAAACCGTTACAAACGGAGTTACATTTATATACAGAAAGTGAGGTAAATTAAATGCTGTATAATGTAAGACAGATCTGCAAAATTGACGGAAAGCTTTATAAGAAAGGGCAGACTATTGAAATTGAAGATCCTAAAAAAAATCTTCACGTTTGGCATTTTATTAAGACGAGATTTTTAGTTCTCTTGCAAGACTTAGTACCCAGCAAAGAAATAAAGAAACACAAAGTAACAGGGGAAATAAAGTCAGCGAAGGTTGAAAAGGTTAAGGTAGATGAATTGGCAAAGACCATAGCAGTTGCAAAGAAAGTAGAGAAGAAAGATGAGAAAAAAGGTATTTTCAAAAGAGGTAAATAGATATGGCATATTGCACAGCGGCACAAGTCAGAGAAATATTAATAAGAGTGACTACTGCATCATTAAGCGATGTGGCGGTAGGACTTTTTATAGCACGTGCTGATAGTTTTATTGATGGAAAGATAGTGGCTATATATGCCTTACCGTTTGCAGTTACACCGCCATTGATTACCACTATCAGCACTTATTTATCTGCCTATGGCGTTGCTATGGCATTGTTTACCAGAGATGGGCAGAATACAAACGACTGGGTGTTACAGTTAAGAGCAGATGCCTATGAGTTGCTGAAGGATCTAATTGAAGGGAAGTTGCAATTAGTCAGTAGTTCAGGTGCTTTAATATCAAAGGCGGTAGATAATTATTACAGTAATAATAAGGATTACCAACCTGTATTTGATATGGATAAAGATATAGATTGGAAAATAGACTCAAACCTTTTAGAGAATATTGCAGACGAAAGGAATTAGCTATGATAAAAGTAGACATCAAAGGTGCGAAAGCACTAAATAAGATGTTACTAAAAAAAGCAAAATTCTTAAAAAAGCCAAAGAAGTTTTTTGCATCAGCATCAGTGCTATTAAGGAAAGATATATTAAACCATTTTGAACAAGAGAAGTCGCCAACAGGTAAATGGAAAAAAAGCAAACGAGCAATAAAAGAACACGGTAAAACACTACAAAAGAAAAGAAGGTTATTACAAGATATACAAAGCAGTGCCAAGTACACAAGCACATATATGGAAGTAGGCACTAACATTGAGTATGCTGGAAAGCATAATATGGGAACAGATGGAATGCCAAAAAGAGAATTTATGTGGTTAAGTGATACTGGCGAAAACAAGATCGGCAAAGCGTTTGTATTCTATCTGGGGAAAGCATAATGGCACTTACAACACCATACGTTGATTATACTGCAATAAGAAATAATATATTAACTCTATTAAGGGATAATATATCTACTCTTAATAGTGGATTGACTAATACAATAGCGGCAGGTGGGACGGTACAGATTATACCAGGCGAGCCATCAATAACGCCTATGCCTATAAATTTATATCCAGTTATTATGGTAAAGATTGTAAATAAAAGTGAGGACTTTTTACAGCTCGGACACGCTGGGCGTAAAAGACCTATAGTCACTTACAATATATATGGAATTACAGCAGAGGTAGAAAGCGATACAGATGCAGAGATTATGGCGTTAATAAAAAACATTGAAGCAGTATTCAGAGATAATATAGTTATATCAGGAACGATATATACTAATTTGAGAGATGCTGATTTTGGGTACAGTGCAAATAGGGGTGTTTACGTTGATGTTGTTAAGATAGGATTAGAATGCACAGTTGAAATAAAATAGGGGGAATAATGAAAGTGATTTATACAGGATCATCGCCAATTAAAATTAGATTGCAAGATAAAAAAGAAATGAAATTAAAGCAGAATGATGTTATTGAGATTTCAGATTTTGATTATAACTGCTTGAATATTATGGGCAATTTTACAGTGATAGAGTCAGAGGTTGAAGTGACTATATCTGATGATCGGTTTGATATAGAAGAAGTGGAAGTACCCAAAAAAGCGAAAAAGAAAAAGAAAGGGGGTAAATAAAAATGGCATTAGGACTCGGATTTCAAGGTGGGGTTGTAGGAATAGGGGTTGAGGACACTTATGGAACAGCGATAACACGCACCATATTTGTTGAACTTAATTCCGATGGGCTTAAAAAAGATATTGAGCAGATGCATTCAGCGGCAATACCAGGAATTTATAGAGATGATGATGACTTTGCACAAGGTTCAATAACAGTCGGTGGAGATATTGAATTTGAAATGAGATATCAGGGTATGGAAACCTTGATTAAGCACGCTATGGGAAGTTGTGCGACAGCGGAAACTGCAAGCTTTGCAGTAACTTCTGCTAATAAGTATTTTGATTTTAAAGAAGATGCTGGCGGTGCTTTGCTTGGCACGGTAGAAGAAGGAAGCTATCCCATAGGAGCCTCTTCGGCAGTATCGGGAAGTCTATGTGAAGCGATTAAGACTGCTTTGGAAGCAAATGGTGCAGGGACATATACAGTCAGTTATTCAACGACTACACAATTCGTAACGATAGCAGTAGCAACAGGTGCTTCAGCAGTACAATTCTTATGGAAAACAGGGACACACGGTTCAGATAATACTGATGATCATATTGGTACGTTGTTAGGTTTTGCAGATACAGCAGATGGATCTTCTGTGGCTTCAGATGCAGGGACAGTTCAGGTTCAACCTGTATATACTCATACATTCACTTTGGCAGATGCCTTGCCAACAGGATTGACATTGGAAGTTGATAGAGATGTATCAGCTTTTGCTTATGAAGGTTGCAAGATCACTACAATGGAAATGTCGGTTGAGAATAATGGGTTTTTGAATTGTAAGATGGGGATCATAGGAGAGGACGGAAACACGGGGACAGCGACTTCTGCTACCTTGCCTACTTCTGAATTGGTTTTATTTGCGAGTGGTGCGATAACTTGGGGTGGTAGTACGACCTCTGTAAAATCTGCAAATTTTGTTTTGGATAATAAACTTTCTTCGGATCGGAGATATTTAGGAAGTCAGTTGATATCCGAACCACAGAGAACAGAGAAAATAGATGTTACAGGAACGATGGTTATAGATTTTGATAGCACGACTAAGTATGATGATTTTGTAGCGGCAACGGAAAGAGCTGTAACTTTAACATTTACAAGTGCGGCTTTAATAAAGACAGGGTTTTATTATACAATCACAGTTACGTTTCCGATTGTTAAACTTACCGCTTCTGCACCAATGGTAACCGATGCAGGTGCTTTGCAATTAGAATTACCTTTCAGGGCATATGCATCAGATAGCTCGACAAGGGAATTTAATATAGCTATCGTAAATGCTTTAGCAACTGTAGCTTAAAAACAACAGGAGGTAGTATGAGAATTGAAGTAGAAACGAATGGTTTTTGGGAAGGAACAAAGTTCTGGTTTAACGGAAAGGAATTGAAAAAGGTTAAGGAATTCAATTTCTCGGTCAGAGTCGGAAGTAAACCCAAAGTCCAAATGACACAAGAGTTAGAAGGAGAGAATAAATTTATGAGTTTCTTTGGTCAAGATTTTCAAAAAATTGACGAAACTTCTAAGGAGAATTGCAATGTTAAGTAAAGAGGAATACCTAAAAAAGATAGGGAAGACAAAGGACGTTATTTTGCCAAGTGGATTAAAATTCACTATACAAATTATTAAAGGCAGACAGTTGGCTATGGAAGGCAACTCTGCTTTTTTTAGTTCAATAGATGAAGCAAACAAGAATAAGATAGTGCAGACATTAACGAAAGATCAACAGAAAGAGCAATTTAAGTTTATGGATAAGATGATATGCCTTGCAGTAGCAGAACCAAAATTAAGTTTATTGCCTGTGCAAGAACAGATTTCTATTGAGGATTTGAGTGACGAGGATTACTATTGTTTAGTAAAAGAAGTTACTGAATTTTCCATAGGGGGTAAGGGTGGACAGCCCTCTACCTTTCGCAAAGACGAATCTACCGATACTATACGATCTGATGGCAAAGAGGTACGGAAAGCTACCCAGCCAGATAATGGACAGGGATATTAGGGATATACAGATAGATTTTTGGTGTATGGAAGCAGGAATGGCACAAGAGCAAAAAGCACAAAAGAAGTCAGGGAAAGATAGTCAAGCTAAAGTAATTTTCAAAGGAAGAAAAAGTGGCTGATAGGAATTATGATGTAGGAATTATGGTTGGTGCGATAGACAAAGCTTCGGGTGTGCTTAATAGAATAGGCATAAACTCTGTTGCTCTTGGTAATATAATATCGCAAGCTATAATGGGTGCTGGAAGAAAGATGTTAGAGTTCGGTCAGCAGACTTTAGATGCGGCGGCTAAGCAAGAAAGAGCAGAAGCGATGTTGGCACAAGCTATGAAAGTAAGAAACATCTATTCTGAACAAGCAGTAGATGATGCTATGGCTTATGCATCTTCCTTGCAAAAGGTAACCACATTTGGCGATGAAGATATTGCCACAACGCAAAGACAATTGATCGCTTTTGGTGCGAAAGGTCAAGCATTGAAGGATCTCACAAAAGCAACTTTAGATTTAAGTGCGGCAACAGGAATGGATTTGAAGTCGGCAGGGGACTTGATAGGAAAATCAATAGGAAGTACAACTAATGCCTTGATGCGTTATGGCATCAATATAGAAGGTGCGGTAAGTTCTACTTCAAGAATGGAAAGTGCGGTTAAGAATATAACTGCATTGTATAGTGGGGCTGCATCGGCGGCGGCTAATGTTTATGATGGGCAGATGAAGCAATTAAGCAATAGAATAGGGGATATTCAGGAAGGGATAGGATTTTACTTAATACCAGCAATAAAAAAGTTGGTTACAATCATTAATACAAGTATATTACCAGCGTTTGAAAAAGCTACTGAAGGAACAAAGGATATGAAGGAAGGAACGAATTTTTTAGTTAAAGCGATAACCGCTATATCCACAACTATTCAGGGAGTAGTATTTGCTTTCAGTAATTGGGGAACTGTAATGGCAACGGTAGCGGCAATAGCTTATAAAGCGTTCTCTGGGGATTTCAAAGGTGCTATGGAAGTAGGAAAGATCGGAGTGGAAGAATTGACTACTGCTATTACAGAGCAAGCATCATTAATAGAACAGACAAACGAAAAGATTGTTGAATCTGAAAAGGCTAAAATGGAGGCAATGGAAGAAACGACTTTGCCTGTAATAGCGACAATAGGGGAAGCTTGGAATAGTTTTTATGATAGCATAAATGAGAAGGGTTGGGATTGGCAAGCGAAGTTTACTGCTATGTATAATCAAACCTTAGGTGGAATGAAAACAAGCTTTTCTAAATTCTTTGTTGATGTGTCTAAGGGGTTCGTAAACTTCAAAGGGTTGGTTACAGGCATAGCAAACGCGATGAAAATGGCTATGATAAATATGCTGGCAACGATAGCGGCAGAATGGTTAGCAAAAGAAGTATTGTTGACCGCATTTCAAACAGCAGAGGCAAAGAAAAGGATAGAGGCAAGTTCGGCAGAGGCAGGTGCGAAAGCGGCGGCGGCAAGTGCGTGGATGCTTTTCGGTGCTTTGGCTATTGGTGCTGCAATAATGGGATTGGTAGCCGCATTCGCAGATAAGTTTGCAACAGGTGGTATTGTAGGCGGAAATTCTAAATCGGGCGATAATGTTATGGCAAGGGTAAACAGTGGAGAGATGATATTAAATGCAAGCCAACAGGCACGCCTTTTTGCTATGGCTAATGGTGGTGGTGGCGGTGGGACGAATGTTTATATAACAGGAAATTATATTTTAGATGATAGTATGGCAGGGACGTTAGCGGATAAGGTCAGCGATGTGATAATGGGCAGAGTTAAGAACGAGATAAATATATGAGCTTAGAATACAAGGTTTACATTCAAGAAGAACAGCCACCTTTTGACAGAGCAATACTCTTATGGGTAAAGCCGAGTTTGTCAACTGCATATATAAGACAAGGGGCGTGGGTAGAAATAGCTGGGGGAAGTCCTATTGCAAGTTTTACTGCTGGGGTTGATGAGATGGTCATTTATAATCAAGCGACAGCACCAGCAGAAGCAGTAGGGCAGATATGGGTTAACAGC